AGGCGATCCGATCCTCGACCTGAGTCAGCTCAAGGCCCCGATCGGTGAAGGCGCGACGATGCGCGTGTTGATCGACCATGAACACGGCACAATCGAGCGCCAAGGCGACCTCGATCCGGCCGTGCTACTCGCAAAAGCGGGCAGTCTGACGGCGCAGAACGCCGCTCGATTGTTGTACGAGGTCGATAAGCCTTCACGCGCTCAGGTCGAGAAGGCACGCCGCCAGCTTGAGCGTCTGACGCGCTGTGGTATGGCTGATCGTCAAGACGACCCAGTTACGGGCGTCGTATATAGACATTTGTCTGTCACGGACCACGTCACGGCATGAGTCACGGGTTTTTTCCACGGCCGTCACGCTTTGGCTCCACAGAGCGTCACGAATGGTGTCACGGCAGTCACGGCTCACTCACACGTTTGCCCGTCTCTTTAGGAGACGGCAACGTGCGTGAGTGTCATGCTCGAAATACAACCACCGGCACGTCACGAGCATGACGACTGAGGCTCAGTACCGCCGCGAGCTGCGCGCAGTCAAGCGAGCATTACGGTCGAAGGTCGTATGTGCTGCCAGCGACTGCGACGTTCGCTTCAGACCCAGCCGCACAGACCAGTGTTATCACTCACCTGCATGTCGGCAGCGGGCATATCGCAAACGCCGTGTGACGGATAAACGTCCGTAATTATCGAAACGGACGCCGAGCCGTAACGCAGACCGGAAACTCGTCAGAAATGGTGGTAACAAGTCCTCACATGAGCCAAACAAATAGCAGCGAACCAGAGCACACACGAATCTCAGCGCGCGTACCGACAACGCTCCAGCGGAGCTTGGATCACCTCGCTACCGAGCAAGATCGTTCACTGTCAAGCGTCATACGGCTTGCTTGCCAGACATTCATCGCCGACCACGACCACGACCAGCAGGCGGCAGCGTGAGCACGACAACACACACCGTCACTGTTGGCGCTGCATATTCGATCAGCGATCAATCGATCAACACGACAACGGCCGCCACGGGCGAAAGCGTGATACGCGGACTGCTAGACCCGATCGCCGTAATGCACGTTTTTGGACGGGTTTTGAGGTCGAACTTTCACCCGACGGCAGGCCGCCATAGGCAAAACACCCCCGACGAACTACAGGGACCCGGCTGCCCAACCGCACGATTCGCTACGGGTCCTAGCTTTTCGGTCGGTGGTCGCACGACACGACCGCCGATATTTGGCTCTACAGAGCCGATACCCGGCGTATACCCGAAAAGGCCCCGCGACGACGACAAGGACCCGCGGCTTACAATCGTTCTTCTGACACGCAGATTGTGCGGGTTTGGGGAGGGGGCAAAACTCGGGTATCGGCTCTGTAGAGCCGTTTTGTCACCACTTTGTGCGGTTTGCTCTGGAATCTTCCCCTACGCGACAGTTGTCTACATGGGGAGGGTGTGAGTAATGGGTGCTCGTGGCCCAGCACCCGATCCGTCCAGTAAACGCGGGCAACTTCGCGCTCAACGCGCGGCGAAGAAATCCGTCCCGGACCCTCCGAAACTCGCGGGCCTAGCTGAGCGGGTTTCGGACCGGCCACCTGCGGGATTGGGCGCGTCGGGTAGGGCGTTGTGGCGGCGTGTCGCGGTGCAGGAGCAAATACGCGAGTCCGACTACCACGCGCTGCATGAATTGTGCAGGTCGGAGGATCAGTACGTGCAGCTCCGCCAGGTGATTGAAGCGGAGGGCGACCTGCTCAAAAAGCCGGTGCAGAATGCCAGGGGCGAACTGCTCGGCCAGGAGTCCTACTCGAACCCGCTGCTAGCCCACTTGCACCGCCTGCGGTCGGAGGGGTTGAAGCTGTGCGGTGATTTGGGTTTGACGCCGCAGGGCCGTGCCCGGTTGGGAATGGCGGTTGTGGAGGCGTATAAAGCGCCACCTGACCGTCTGGATGAGTTGAAGGATCGTCGTCGTCGCCGTCTGGCGGGGGAAGGTAAGCCGTGAGCTTTGCGACCGAAAAGCGGCCGTCGGCGGTTGCTCGTGGTTACACCCGCGATCATATGAAGCGGCGTGCTTTGTGGGCTGTTCGCGTTGAGGCTGGTGAGGTTTGCTGCGCGCGTTGTGGGGGCTGGATTCGGCCGGGCTCGGACTGGCACCTCGATCACTCCGACGACAGGACGCAATACCTCGGCCCGAGCCATAGGCGTTGCAACCTTCGAGCAGCGGCGTTGAAGGCTAACAGGAGACGAAAGGCTCGGCGTGTGGAGATCCCCGCTGGCACGTATCAGGAACCCTCCCGGAAATCGAGGGTGTGGTAATGGCGATCAAAGAAAAGTCGCTCGAAGCGACTCTCGGCCTCTCGGGTGAATTGCAGAAGCAAACCCGTCGGCAGCTCGTGGCCGCCCAGCTGAAACCTGCTGGCTCGTTAGCGAAAAGCGTTATACGGTCCCTTGCGGGGTGGTTGGGGTTCGCCGGAACCTGGCCCGAACCCGGATTCTTTCCAGGGGAAGGCGTATTTCCGGGTGAACCACGGGTTGAAGCTGGGGTGTTGACGAAGCAGGTAGGGAAGAATCCCTCGGCTTCGCTGGGTCTCGCGGGTGGGTTGTCCCGGCAGACCAGTAGAGCTCTCTCGGGCACTTTGCACTTCACTGGGAGCATGGTGAAGGGTGTGGGCCGCGCGTTCACGGGGACCCTCACGTTCACGGGTAGCATCGGACGCTCGACGGGCAAGGCACTTACCGCCAGTTTGAGCACAGCGGGGTCGCTGACTCGCAAAACTAGCCGTAGCCTGACGGCCACGTTGTCGTTCACGGGTGCGTTCACGAAGAGTGTGACGCGGTCGTTCGCCGCGACGTTGCCTCTCACGGGCAGTTTTGTCGCCGATTATCACAAACTTCTCCACATCTTTCAGGGAATTGTTAACCCTAAATCCAAGTCGGGCTTGGTGAATCCTGGAATCTACGAACCTGGCCTCACACCTAATAAAGGTTTGTTTCCCGAACCGGGCCTTTTTCCGTCACCTGGGCGTCGCATCGACAAAGGTGGTTCGTGATGGCTCGCCCGCCGGTCAACCCCGACCTTGACGGCACTCAGATGACTGCGCGCCAGGCGCAGCGTGCCCAGAAGAATTGGGAGCGCGCAGTTAAGGCTCAGCAGGCACGTCGGTCACAAAAGGCGTCGCGTAGAACCGTCAACTCTCGACGCTCGGGGCGGCGGGCGGGATGAGCACGACCCTAATCGAGACCACCGAGGCGGAGGATCGCTACCTCGCTCAGATCGAGGCCCTAGCGGACTCGCGTCCCGAGGTCGCGAACGTATTACTTACGCGGCTGCTTGCGCCTCTCATTCCGCGCGTCCCAGCCGTGGAAATCTTGTGTGAACTTCGCGACGCGACGCCAGCGACCCTTAAGAATGCTGGGGGGTGCTTGTGGCTTCACCCAACGCCCGAGCAGCGCGAAGGTTTCGCGTTCCTCGCCGGAAACGAGACGCTCCCGAAGCCGATCCGCACTTTGGGGAGAGTGGCTCTCAAGCTCGCCGACAAAGTTTTTTGGGAGGACACACACGCTCTCGGCCTACGGTGTTGCGTTTGGCAAGCAAAAGTAGCACTCAAGCAATTGCAGGAGGAAAGGAACACAGATGATTAGAAGTGAAACTGACGAGCGCCTCGCCGCTTTGGAGGCAGAAAACCAGACGTTGCGCCAAGCCATCGCGTCGTTGGAGAGAGGTGTCGCGGCGCATAAGCCGCTAAGGCTCCGCGAACCACAAAATGCTGCGCTGCGGGTGATTGTCGAAAGCACGCAACTCGCGCCGAGCGAAGAGCCATTTGTCAGGCCCCACCACACACATCACGGTTTGCAGCTAAAGGAGCGGGCCGTCAATTTCCCACCTGAGACACGAGGTGCAGCATGACAGAAATAAGAGTGAAGTCTGAGCCCTTGGTGTACGAACGCCGAGGCCCCAATTCCCGCCATTCCTTTTTCCGCGACTTTGCCCTCCGTGAATGTGGATCAGGCGACGGAGCCGCTGAGGGCCGCCTCGCTAGACATGAGGCGGAGATGCGTGTGGAGGTACCGGCGATGGAGAAGCGGCTCGCAAAGAACCCTGAAATCGAGTACAGGGTTAACCCGAACCGTACCGACGGCCAGGGCGGCTACTTCGCGGTGCCGTTGTGGGCCGAGTCTGCGTGGGCGGGTGCGGTCCGGCCAGGGCGTGTGCTCGCGGGCCTTATCCCAGGCTTTGATCTCCCAGAAAAAGTGACAAGCATTCACTTGCCGAAAATGACGACCGGCACAGAAGCAACCACGCCCACGGATGGTGCCCCGGCGGCGAACCAAGACGTGATTGACTCGGTGATCGAATCACCCGCCATGACTGTCACAGGGAACAGTGACTGGAGCCTCCAGGCATTGGAACAGAGCCCTGCTGGCGCGCACCTCGATCATGCCGTCCTAACGGATCTGAACGCGGCAGCGGACGCCGACTTGGAGACGAAGTTGTTTACAGGTACCGGCACGAACAGGGAAATCACGGGCATATTGAATCTCCCGACGGGTGCGGGTGGTGTCTCCAGTGTCACATTTACAAGCGCTTCACCAAAACAGTATGAAATCATAACCGAGATGGGCAAGGTCGGCGGCCAGCTCGGGGACGCTAGGAAACTCCCACCCGAGTGCTGGCTCATGCGCACCGCTCGCTTTTGTGCCATATCAGGATCAACTGACGAAGAGAAGAGGCCGCTGGCGACACCGGGGCACGTCGCTGCCGAACCCGTCTCCTACCAATTCAATGATAGTCGTCCGGCGGTCGCATCGCCGTTCTTCTCGTTCCCTACCTACCTATCCGATGCTATTCCAGCGACTTTGGGAGTAGGTAGTAATCAGGACCTGATATGTGCAATTCGCCCTTCAGACTTTATGCTGTTTGAGTCTGACAATAAAACGGCGGTGTACAAAGAGGTACTGAGCGGCACTCTCCAGGCACGATTCACCTTGCGCAGGTACGCAGCGGTGCTCTGGCGTCAGCCGCAGGGGATTGCGATACTCGGCGGCACCGGCCTTGTCATTCCGAGCGAAGAGTAAGGGGTGAATATGTCTGAAACAGAGACAATCGCTGATGAGGTACAGAAGGCGCTTGCCGTCGAGCGACAGCGCGAACGTGAACGCACAGAATCCGAGCAAAAAAAGATCGAGCGTTGGAAGGGCGAACCTGGCGCGTATCTTCGCGATCAGGCGAAGGCGTCGCAGCGCGCGTGGGAATTGCGCATCGAGCAGATGTATCGCACCGCTGAAAAACAGCAGGTCGCGGAGGAGAAACACGCAGGTGAGCTGGCAGAGATAGCTAGTGAAAATACCGCGATCGAGAAGCGTCGGGATGAGCGCCTCCGGCAGATCGAGGAGGACGCGGAGCGGGCTCGTGCGGAGGCACAGGCGGAGTATGAGGCAGACCGCAAGCTGGTGAAGCGTAAGCAGACAGAGCTCCAGCAGGTGATCGAGGTGGACGCTATGCGTACCGAGCCAGGCAAGCGATTCTTTGGGTTCCCTCGCCGTAAACGGGGGGCGAAGTAATTGTCCGGCGTCGAGTTTCCATCGACCGCAAACGGTGAACTTGTCCTAACCGGATTCGCGTCGGTTTATGGCGTGCCTTACAGCGTCGGCGGAATGTTCACAGAGATCATGAAGCCCGGCTGTGCCCGCCGTAGTATTTCGGATAATGTTGACTGCTCTCTCCTGATTGAGCACGCCGGTTTGAGTTTGGCGCGAACCCGCAGCCCTTCCGGCGGCGAACCGACGCTGAAATTATCCGAACCGGAAGAAAAGGGGCTCTTCTGCGAAGGCCGGTTAGATCCGCGAAATCCAAAGGTACAAGAGCTACGGTCCGTGTCGGAGCATACTGGGCTGGGAATGAGTGTTGGGATGGAAGTTCATCACGACATCTGGAACAAGGATTTCACGTATAGGGAAATCGGGGTCGCGACTTTCGTTGACGTTACGGCCTGTACCTACCCCGCGAACCCCGCGACCAGTATGGGGATCGCCGAACGGTCAAGCGAATATAAAACCACCTTGAAGCAGCGGCAGCTACTTGTCACGGAAATGAAGGGGCAAGTCGAACGCCGGATGTGTCCCGGTTTCGAGCCGCCCATCCTCAGTGAAACGCGCAGTAAATACGATGCTGCGGAACTAGGTAAACTAGGTGGCGAAAAAAAGGCATACGCGGACCCCAATCACGGAGGTTGGAGCTTTCCGACAAAGACCCGTGCTGACTTCGATGATGCGGTAAAAATGGTACAGCTCGCGCCCGCCTCGCAGCAGAACGGGATCAGGAAGTACCTGATGGGCCGCGCGAAAGCTGAAGGCTGGCGGATTCCCATTAACTGGGCGAAGGATGGTTCGGCCCGCTCGGCCGAGGTGATCCAATATGAGGCGCGCTGGGAAGAGCAGGATCTCGACCTCAAAGCGTCACTGGCGGGCATCCGTCCCCGGCGTCGCTCCACCGGATATGTGGCGAAGATTGAAGCGGCAAACCTTCGCGATGAGCGCGAACTCCGGGAACTCTACTCGCTCAAACGGCGATGAGAAAACCGCCCGCTCACGTTATCTGGTTCCCCGAGCCGCGCTACCTATGCGACAAATCACGAATCCGGGTCGTCGGCATTATGAGCGATGCTCCGCCCGAGCTATTTAAGGACTGGTTCCAGTGAACTTTTCACCTTCGCTGCTGCCTCGGTT